CAGCTCCGAGACGAAGGTCCGGATGTGGCGCGGGAGATGGACGCCGAAGGCCTCGCCAAAGAGACTGAGGGTGCGGTTGGACTCGTTGACCTGCTTCTTTACTTGAGCCATGGCCGCGCGGGTCTGCGTTTTGACCTTATCGAGGCCCGTGGTGACCGAGTTGGTGTTGCAGCGGATATCAACTCGTGCGATTCCTACCGGTCCCGGCATGGTTACCTCGATGTTTTTGCTGGAAATAAATAAAAGACGAAACGGGCGTCCGAGAGTAAGCTACTTGCGAACGCGCCACACTTGGGAGAATAACCGTGAAACCATCCTGTTGGGTCGTACCCATCCTGCTTTGCACCCTGCTGACGTGCGCCGCGCGCGCTCAGACAAAAGCCACCCTGGAAGAAATCCGCGTGTCCGAGGCTCGGTGGGGCCTGATTGGCGACTGCAACGAGGAGTCGTCCCGCTTAAGCAACTACATGCTGGGACACGAAAGCAAAACCGGGGAGGGCTTCACCAGGCTTGAGACCTTACAATTTGAGCAGGACGCCAATGCGATCTGTGACGACATCGATCGTTCAGCGTTTAAGGCACACACCATGCGGGAGGTCCAGGCCGCGCGCGTCCGAATGAAGGAGAGATTCGTTGACGCGGCGAATGCGCTACGCGACAAGATCGCGAACGAAGCAGCGCCACGCTAGTTTTCGATCCGCGTAGCCTTCCCCGATTTGAATGCCTCTTCCAGCCCTTCGGCCGAGAACACACCGAACATGATGTTGACGCCCAGGGATGGCTTGCTCGCGGTGCCTCCGGTGACCTTGGTAATGATGGCTTCCGCGTAGCCCCCCGCGTCGATCATCGGCGCGTACCGCTTCGCGATGTCCTTTGAAAGATAGCCAAGCAAATGCTTCTGGTCCCACGTCACGACCTGGAGAGCGTTGGGGTCGTACGCGTTCGACGCCTCCCGAGCGATGCGCAATCGGTCGCCGGACTCGCACTTCCCGATTATCTCCTGCCGCGACACTCCATCGTCTCCCTGGTCGACGCCGTGTATCTTGGTTGGAAAGGACTCCTCGAAGATCGCCTGCCAATCAATGAGCCACTGTTCGGGGCTGCCCTGCGCAGGTTGACGGAGCGGAGGCTCATCCTCGACTGGCTTTAAGGGCTTAGATGCCTTGGACAGAAGGACGAAGACGATAAAGCAGACGGCGAGCAGGCCGACCAGCCACATATTGATACCCTCCCAAGCGCGTTGCACGGAAGAGTACCACGGGAAAGCCCCGCCTGCTGTGATCCCCAGCGAACGTTAGTAACCTAGCCCTGTTGCTTGACCATGCCGCCGAAGATCGAACGTACCTGGTCGGCCACCTTGGCGCGGCTGATGCGCTTCGGCTTGGCTTCGCGGCGTTTGCCCATCTGCGATGGCATGAAGTCCGAAGGCACGCGCGACTTCTTGGGTGCACCCATCGAATAATTCGCCACCGTCGAAGCCAGGATGCCAACGAGCAGCTCGTGGTACTCGCGCTGCTCGCGCTTGCGGGCCAACAGGGCGGCGAACTGGCGCGGGGTGAGCCGCCAGAACTGGGTAGATGACAAACCCAGTTCAACCTGCGCGGTAGACCAGAGATGCAGCCAGCGCTGTGGCGCGGTGAGCCGCCGGGCTGGCGCTAGGCGTTTGGGACTTTACTATCCCCTGTCTCGGGCGACGCTTCCGGGTTCGAGCCGGTGTAGGCGGCGGCGATGGCGTTCAGAATTTTGCCCGCGTTGAACGGCCCGCCAAGCGCGCCCGCCTCCTCCTCGGTAATCTCCGGCTGGAACTTGAGCAGCCCGACAAAGAGCATGACGCGCAGACGCCTGGCGCTGATGTTCTCAAACTTCAACTCTTCCAGCAGATTTTCGCCCAGCAGCTCGCTGCCCACGGCAAGGGCGTTGAAATCGAACGCGAGAAAATACTCGCGGCCGTTGAGGGTGAGCGCGACCTTGGGAAGAGTGGGATCGGCGGGAGAGCTCTGGACCTTCGACTTCGTATTCATCGATGATTGCTCCGGTGTACAGGGAAGGGTAGGGCATTGGTGGAACCGATTGCTGGTCGAAAAGCTTGGGACCACAGCGCAACGCTGGCTGCGCTGGGGTCCTTCGCTCGTCGCTTGCAGCGGGGTAACGCGCGGCTTAACTGGTAACCCAGCCGCGCTGCCCGCCGCTGGCGCTTGTCGCTCAGGATGACACCCCAAAAAACTTTTAGGTTCCGACGGCGAAGGTCACGTCGCCAGTGATGTCGAGCTTGGCCTTGAACTGGATCGACTTGGCAACATCGAGGTCGGCCGGTTCATGCGCGGAAACCACGACGGCGCTGAAGGTGTAGGTATCGCCCGTGGTGGTCTGGGCCGAGGTCTTGGGCAGGGTGACCACGAAGGGGACAGCGAGCCCGCTGACTTCCGCCGCTTCGAGCGCGATCTGTCCCACGTCCGAGGACGCACGGTTGCCAGCCAGCTCAACCGTGCCCTGCTCGAAGATGGTGGCGATCTTCTCGGTGGCGCGAGTCGAAGTGCCAAGGTTGCTGACGTCTTCGGTTTTCCACTCGTAGCCCGAGCGGGTAATGGATTTGACTTCTCCGATGAGCGCTGCGCTGACGGAAATGGTTGTGCCGCGCCCTGGCTGTGCTTTGCTGGCCATGCTGGTGTCTCCTGATCTGATTTGCGGGGTTAGTGCCCGATGGTGAAGGTCACGTCGCCCGTGATATCAAGTTTTGCCTTGAACTGGATCGACTTGGCGACATCGAGGTCGGCAGGCTCGTGGGCCGAAATGACAATGGCGTTGAAGGTGTAAACGTCTCCGGCGACGGTCTGGCCGGATGCCTTCGGCAGGGTGACGGTAAACGCCGTGGCAGCTCCGGTCAGCTCCGCTGCTTCCAGCAGAGCCTGTCCCGCGTCGGACGAAATCCGGTTACCGGCGAGCTCGACCGTGCCCTGCTCGAAGATGGTGGCGATCTTCTCGGTGGCCCGAGTCGAGGTGCTCATGTTGGAAACGTCTTCGGTCTTCCACTCGTACCCTGAGCGGGTGATGGACTTTACTTCGCCGATGGTGGTGGGCACCGCTCCGATTCCGATGGTTGTGCCGCGTCCTGGCTGTGCGAGGCTGGGCATTGCTGTTTCTCCTGGTTGAATTCGTGATTACTGAATTCGTGAATTTGCGATTACTGAAAGTGAAAGATGAACTCGCAGATGCAGCCGTACACCTTGCTCTCCGCGATGTAGAAATCGGCGCCGTCAGACGGCTCGACCGACTGGACAATGGTTCCGTCTGCCAGCGGGCCGGCGAAGGTGTCGAGCGCCGCATGGACCGCGGCGCGAAGATTGGCGGCGGCGGCATAGGTGAGGGCGTGGCAGCGGAACCGCAGGCGCGAATGCAGCTCGCCCATGCTTCCGTCCAGCAGAATGACTTGCTTGTCCGGCAGGACCGCATAGGTGATGGCCGGGAAGGCTGTGAATCCAGGTGGCAGTGTCAGGGGCATGACACCCGCGCCGACAAGGGCGGAGACGCCAGGGTCGGCGTCAAGCTTGGCGGTAATGCCGGCTTCAATCATGACAACCCCTCAGCGATGAGATCTCCGCTGGCAACGAGCTCTTCGTTGATGCCGTCGGCGATGAGGTCGATTACCGTCTCCACCGCGTGCTGCGCGGAGGCCTGGAAAGCAGGTCCAATGAATGGATGCGGCTCGACGCGGCCTTTGCCGATGAACTTGCGATTGCGCTTCTTACCGTGCGAGACCATCTCATGGCCTCCTTCAAGCCAGAGAGCGACGTGGCCCGTGCCAAGTCCAGGGCCGACTTTGACCAGGCCAACCTGCCTGCTTCCGTCGATATCGATTTGCACCTGGATATCGTTCTTCAGCGCTCCGGGCGGCAGAGCGTCGCCTCCGCGAACGCCGTCAGTGCGCTCGGGAGCCGCTTCGCGCTGCGCTTCGGCCAGGACGTTGCCTCCAGCGCGCAGAGCCTTGGCCAGGATGACGCTGGCAACCTTGGCGCCGAACTTAGTAAGGTTCTGCTCGAACTGTGAGGTATCGACCGAACATTCCAGCTCCATCAGTCCGCCTCATTCAAAACGTGGCAGAGGATCTGCAATTTGCGGCGGCGGCGCTCGATGTCGGTCACCGTGTCGATGACGTAGACGGCGCCGTCGGCGAGAGCGATGATGCGGTCGGCGGCGCTGATCTGGACAGCCGCGCCTGCCCAGCGGATGCAGACGACGTACGTCGCCTTGGAAACGAACTCAGCGGTTTCGTTCAGCATCTGGCCGCTTAGAATCTCAATGTCTGCCCAGCAGGTGTAGTACGTGGCCCACGTCGTCGAGGGCTGCCCGAAAGCATCGGGCGTGGCCGCGGCCTGCTGGAACTGCACCCGGTGACGTAGTTGCCCGGCCTGAATTGGCTTCATGGATTCGCCCTAGTAAATCGTTTTGATAGCTGAAAAACTTGAAACTGCGCTGGAGCTTCAATCTGCGCTGGGGTCCTTCGCTTCGCTCAGGATGACACTTCACAAATTCACAAATTCATAAATACTAGAATCTGTCCGTGATGTAGGGCGCGAGGATGGCGGCGATGTTGAGCGGCATCTCGTAGGGCTGGCTGCCGGGAACCAGGGAAACCGGCTCGCGATTCTCGTAGAAGTTGGCAATCACCATCTTGATGGCGAGCTTGATGGGAGCGGGCACCAGCGCGGCGCTGGCATAGCCACAGACGCACGTCACACAAATCGCGTTGCGTTGCGACGTGTAAGGCGGCCAGATTTTCCCAGGCGCGAGATAGATGCGCGCCGGCTCGCTCACCGGGTCCACCAGGTAGATGGATGGGTCGAGGGTCTGGATGACGCCGTCGACGTCCACATAGGTGACCGGCGCGACCGACTGGGTGGGCGGCATGTTGAGTTCGAGATACGAATTCAGCGGCCACTGCTGCGCCCAGCGGCTGGACCCTCCGTAAGGGATGGGCACGTTGGAGCCGGGATAATTCAATCCGGTCATGAAGCGGCGGTCGCGCGGGATGAAGTCCTGAAAGTAGAAGTTCCAGGTCTGGGTCATCAGGGCGCGACCGCAGAACTCTTCGACATACTGGCGTGCGGCTGGAATCATGTCCACGATAAAGCCAGACTCGTCGCCGGTGTCGTCAATGCGCAGGTATTGCATGATGTGCTGCGGCGTAAGCGGTTCGGCGATGGGCGCGACGATGAGTTTGCTGGGCATGGGCTACTCGGAAATCTTTTTGGCCAAAGCGGCGAGCTGCTCGGCACTCTGCGCGGTGGGATCGGCTTCGAAGTACTCGACGCACTGGGCGATGCCGGCGAGCTGGGAGGCGGTGAGCTTGCGCAGTTCGAGCGCGGGCTGCTTGGCGACGGCTGTCTCGGGAGCGCCTGTAACGTTATTCACAGCCCCAGGCGGCGTGGTGACCACGGGGACAGCCGTTCCTCCCGCGATGAGGCGCGCGGCCACATCGTCGGGAACGTCAACAATCTGGCCCTCGGTGGTGTAGGCGGTGCCGGAGAGGCTGGTGAAAAGTTTGATTTGCATGGTGCTCCAAAAAGCGTTCGAAAAAGCGGAGCTGGGATTGCATGTCCAGCTCCGCGCACAGATAAGGCAAGGTCAACTACCCCACATCTGCTAACAGCGGCAGATATGGGGCACCAGCGCACCGGTGAACACGGAACACACTAATTCCTGAACTGCTCTAGTAGATCGAAATCTGCGGTTTGGGCGGCTTTAACTCTATTGTGAACTCCATCGTCGGCTGCGTTATGTCGTAATCTTCGCCGTAGGTCTGAAGACCATGCGCAATCACCTGTACGCGTAACTTGCCGTAAGCTATGCCATCCACCGAAGCCTTGCCCTCGTGATCGGTCTTCAGCTGATAGCCGTCATTCCGCTGCCTTCCATTTTTGTCGAAGTGGTGCAATACCACGCTGGCATTGCGCACTGGCCTGC